AACCTATCCGGTTATCTCTTCAGGTAAAAAGTCCAAGGTTATCATCACATCCACGATCAATGGCGTGGGAAATCTGTTCTATCGCCTCTGGCAAGGTGCGCTCCAGGCGGTTAATGAATTCAAGCCATTTCGTGTTGACTGGTACGATGTCCCGGGCCGTGATGAGGCCTGGAAACGGCAGACAATTGCCAACACATCCGAGCTTCAGTTTGCCCAGGAATATGGGAATCAGGCGATCGGGTCAACGGATACGCTGATCTCGGGAGATGCGCTTCTTGCGCTCAAGGCCTCTGACCCGATCAGGTACCATGACTCTGGAAACCTTAAGATCTATCATGAGCCGGCCAGTGGGCACGCGTATGTCATGATGGCCGATGTTGCCAGAGGGCGCGGACAAGACTATTCCACATTCACTATCATTGATATGACATCGAAGCCGTTCTGTCAGGTCGCATCATATCGAGACAACATGATCTCTCCGCTCATGCTTCCAGATGTCTTGGTTAAGATGGCAAAAAGATACAATGACGCGCTTCTCATAATCGAGAACAATGACGCGGGCCTCCTGGTTTGCAATGCAGTTTACCACGAGCTTGAATACGAGAACACATTTGTGGAATCCACGGTTAAGTCAGGCGGGATCGGTGTCACAATGACCAAGCGGGTAAAGCGGACGGGATGCTCAAACCTCAAGGATCTGATCGAGGCCAGAAAGCTCGAGATCCCGGACCTTCACACGATCCAGGAGCTCACGACCTTTGAGTCAAACGGCGAGAGCTATGAGGCGGCCGATGGATGCCATGACGATCTGGCCATGAATTTGGTGCTTTTTGCCTGGTTCTTATCCACGCCGTTCGCCGAACTTGGCGACAATGCCTTTAAGGAGATGCTTTTTGCCGAGAAACTCAAGGCAATGGAGGATGACATGGTTCCTCCAGGTGTGTTTCACTCTGATCCTGAAGATGCGCCTGAGTCAAGCAGGATTTATGAGGATATGATTGAGAGTGAACGGGCCTGGACCACGCTGTAGAAAAGCCCTGAATCATAAATATGTGTCAGTGAAGAGTGTTCTTATCATGCAACTTATCACATCCGGCCACAATCATATCTAACTAAAACTTATGTTTCAAGTATCACCAGGCGTACAGGTCAACGAGATTGACATGTCAAACGTTATTCCGACCGTTTCCACCTCAATCGGCGGGTATGCCGGCGTGTTCCCATGGGGTCCAGTTGGCACGGTTGTTCAAGTTTCTTCGGAAGACGAACTTGGGAACGTGTATGTGACACCCACCCTGACTACAAATGTCGCCAGCAACACCGGCTCGTCCGCGGGCATCTTTGCGCAATCTTTCTTGACCGCTGCCAGCTTTCTTAAGTATGGTAACACGCTCAAGGTCTCCCGTTCCGTTGGCGCTGATACCCTGAATGCCGTGTCATCTGGGTCAGCGATTCAGATTGGAAACCTTGATCAATTTAATGCCGCATCTATTCCGACCGCGCAATTTGTTGCTCGGTATCCTGGCGCATGTGGCAATTCCATTGTTGTATATGTCCTTACAAAAAACACGATTCGCGTCTCAGGTGATGGCATCACCTCTCAGTTTGATGCGATGCCCGTTAACGCGGATGAAATTCATATTCTCATCATTGACGCACTTGGCTATTTGACAGGCACTCCTGGCACAATCCTTGAGAAATATCAAAGTGTCTCTATCCTGACCAATTCCATTAAATTTGATGGGACGTCGAATTATTACAAGACAGTGATCAATAATTCTTCATCATACATCTGGGCTAATAAGCTGGCTGACTTCGGCGGTGCAGATTCGGCATCTCCGGCCCCGATCACGGTTCCTAATGTGGCATACACCACGGTTAGAAGTGTCACTGTTACGTCGACCAGTGGCACTTCAGGCTCATTTGTCATCGCTGGTTCCACGGGAAGTATGCTTGGCGTCATTCCTGGCATGACCATCGCGGGTGCTGGTTCAGCCGGCTTCACGGTTACGGCCGTGACATCGAATTCGGTCACGCTCGCGACGGCATTAACCACAACGGCCACTGGAACCTACACGGCCTCCGGCGTTTATTCAACATTCTTGACGGTTAGCACCGCATCTGGAATAGCGATCACTAATGCTGGGACCGGATCAACAGTTATGGTCTCGGGCGCGGGTATTCCCGAAGGTGCTCGTGTTTCAGGTGTTTCTGGCAATCTTGTCTATATCACGGCTCCGATTGGCGTCGAGGCCGTGACTCAGGCGCTATCTTCCCCCATTATATTCCGTGCTGGAGGAACTCTCACTCCGATGGCGACCTCCAGTGCGACGGCCTTCTCGCTCACATCTGGGGCAGATGGAGTACTTGGGTCAATTACGGGCACGACGGCCGTCGCACTCTTGGCTGATGCGGAAACGGTCGATGTGAACCTGCTTTTCTGCTCAGAGACTGTTGATCAGGTTGGAGTCACGGAGCAGTCACTGATCCAGACGGCCATCACCCGTAAGGACTGTGTCGCATTCATCTCCGCTCCTCTCTCGGTTAAGGATCAGACATCTGAGGCTAATAAGTTGGCCAAGTGCACAAATGGCACATCAGGTAAGTTTGACACGATCACTCGGTCTTCGTATGTTGTGTTTGACTCAGGTCCACTCTATGTGTACAACAAATACCAGGACAATTACACCTGGATTCCTGCCTCAGGTCACATCGCCGGTCTCTGTGCCTCAACGGACACGGTCGCGGAACCTTGGTTCTCTCCGGCCGGGTATCAACGTGGGCAGCTCCTGGGCACAACCAAACTCGGATTTAATCCGAATCAGGCCTCGCGTGATACACTCTACAAGGCTGGAGTTAATCCGATCGTTACCTTCCCCGGCCAAGGCACAATCCTGTTCGGCGATAAGACTGGGCAGGCCAAACCCTCGGCATTCGACCGGATCAACGTTCGAAGGCTCTTTATCGTTCTTGAGAAGGCCATTGCGACGGCGGCCAAATATCAGCTCTTTGAGCTTAATGACTCGTTCACTCAGGCCATGTTCCGCAACATGGTTGAGCCCTATCTTCGGGATATCAAGGGCCGTCGTGGTATCACGGACTTCTTGGTCGTGTGCGATTCCACCAATAACACGGGCGCCGTTGTGGATTCAAACCAGTTCGTTGCGGACATCTACATCAAGCCCGCGCGCTCGATCAACTTCATCACGCTTAACTTCATTGCTACTCGTACAAGTGTCTCATTCTCGGAAATTGCTGGAACCAAGAATCAGTAATAGGCCATAAATAACAGAATACTAACCACTAAATAACATACACATATGGCTATTACAGGAGTAGATGCTTTCAAGAGCAAATTGGTTGGCGGCGGCGCACGCGCCAACATGTTTCAGGTTACATGTAACTTCCCGGCCTTTGCGGGTGGCAACACGGAACTCGCGAGTTTCATGATCAAGGCCGCTCAATTGCCTGGATCAACTATTGGAATGATTGAGGTTCCTTTCCGAGGCCGAAAGTTGAAGATCGCTGGGGATCGGACATTTGATTCATGGACCATCACGGTTCTCAATGACACCAATATGGCCGTTCGTTCAGCATTTGAGGCCTGGATGAACGCGATCAATAACCATATCGCCAACACGGGCAAATCAAACCCCGCGGAATATCAGACGGACATGCAGATCGATCAGCTTGATAAGGCTGGAAATTCCGTTAAGTCTTACACATTCCGAGGCGCTTTCCCGACCATGGTGTCATCGATTGACATGTCGTATGATACAAACGATGCGATCGAAGAGTTCACGGTGGAACTCAACTATCAGTATTGGACATCAAACTCAACTCCGTCATCGGGTCTTGTTGGCGCCAAGTTTGGGATTGGATCGGCCGGAGCATCCATCGCCGCCTCCATTAACCTTGGTGGCGTGACGATCGGAGCGGGCATCACCATCTAAGGCATGGGACGACAAACAAAGATGGCCTGACGTGACCCCCTCGATTCGAAAGAGTCGAGGGGGTTTTCTTGGCCACCACGTGTCCTATAAATAGAACCACAACGCTATGCCACTAAATTTATTCGGGTTTCAGATCTCCAGGAGCCTAGATCGACAGGCTCAGAAGAACAATGAAGAGCCTCCCGTGCTTAAATCTGTGGTTCCGGCCGGAGATGAGGATGGCTCTCAGACAATCTCCGCGGGTGGATATTTTGGTCAGTATGTTGACATTGA